GTGTACAAATTTTGTCATTGTTGGCTCCTTATGCAACGCCACGAACGTCTGTGTTCAAGTTGGGCTTCATGTCACGTATCATGTCACGCTCCAGATTATGTGCATGAGTCTTGCCACGCACCACAGCCATCACACGCACAGTAAACTCGCCAACACCGCGTTCACGCATGGTTTCGTACAGCATCCAACTCTTGTCTTCTGAACGCATACGGTAAAAATGCTTGCGGCAACGAGTCATTACTGACTTTTTCACAGTGCTTTCGGTCTTGGCGGTTACACCAATATAAAAGTCCATGCCCGATTCAATCATGTAGATCACATGAGTGCGGTCTGTACGTTTTTTGCGGGTTACTGTTTTTGTGTTCATGTATGTATTATAGCATTTCGGGCAGTTCTGGTCAAGTGTTTTTGCACATGAAAAAGTAGTACTAGAGTATTACAATTCTAGTACTACTTTGGGTTGCAATTTTGTTACTTGGCAACTGGAATTTGCTCCTGTTAGTATAACACATGAAGGAATTTTGGTCAACCGTTATAGTTTTCCAGGAACTTTTGTAGATCTCCATAGAGATTTGCCAATACTGCTTCTTTGCCCCCGTAGAATTCCACGCTGGGAAAACGTTTGTCAGTGAATATAAAATATGGATCTTGTAATCTCTGATCCAATAACAATAGTATTCGTTGATTAATGCGATCTGCGGTTATCTTGAATATGTAACTTTCGATATCCAGCAGTTTCATTATTCTACGACCTTCGGGGGTGAGCCTTAATCCTGATTCATTGCGAATGTTTTTCCACCAAGTTACTCGAGCCGTGTCAAAACTAATGCGTTCTTGTTCGGGCAACTGATTTAACAGTATGCTAGTGAACTCAGTTTTATTTCGCATCGGGGTAAATCTTTTCCCCTGAAGTTAGTAATACCACACCAAACTTGTCAGTTTTGAACTGTATATTGAGTTTACGTGCTAGATTAATCGCATGTCCCGGATTTGAAAAGCTTGTTTTTTTATATTTAGGACCTGGATATTGTGTCAACAGATTGCCTGTTTTGAGATTAATAGGTTGATTATCGAAAAACACAGCCCAGATGCCTGCACTCTCCAACACTTGTTCAGTTTTGTAGGTTTGTTTATTGGTCAGTTCCAATAATACTTTTGGTTTAGGTCTTGACATAGATATTCTCTCTGCATTTATTTATCATAATATATGCAGTTTTAGAACGCCTGGCCAGATACCTCTACTGTTATAATCTCTTGATTTTGCAGCCGGTCTCGAAGTTCATTGACCACAAGCAATAGCTTGGTAATGTCTGCGTGTAGATCTTTGGCATCACGCAAGGGCATCATGAACTGTTGTGTTCCACGTGACTCATGCGCTTTGACAGAGTCAATAAACCTGTTGATATGTAGGCTCATCTTCAGTTATCTCCGCTAATTCATCGACACCGCTACCTGAGGTGTGTACGTATGTGATATCACCAACTACCCACTCTTCTGACCAAAATCTTTGATTGTTTGATTCTTTACCAGGTCCAAGCAGGTGCAACATAGTTTCAACCTGTTTGCGTTCAACACCTTCGAGTATTCGAGTGTTCTTAAGCAGGCCTGCACGTGACAAGAACGCACAGGCTTCTGCTTGAGTCATGTTATCGGGGTTGATCATTTCTTCTCAAGGAATGGCGTGAGATCTGGGGCAGTCCAGCCTGTGGGTTTGAGTACCTTGCCATCTTCACGCTTGCGAACTTTGCCAGTTTCTTTATCAATCTTGTTAAAGTTGGTTTGCATAACTTCTTTCCAAGCACCTTCACCATCTGCACCCATTGAGTGAATGGCGCCAATGGTAACAACCAAGATGTCAATTAGTGCATCAAGGTCGTCTTCTTTGGTTCGGCTGTCTTCCAGCTCTTGCACTTCTTCTCTAATCAATGCATGATACAATTTGTATTGTTCAATGTTTTCTGTGCCCACAGTTTGGTCACAGGCCCGCATGAATTTTTCTTGATCCCTAAATGGATTTGTCATTTGCTTGTTCCTTTGTTAAAAATGGACCCTGGTAAGGGTAACGTTCTAGAGAAATTAGTTTTGGACTTTGTACCAATTCCCAATGTTTGTGTTGTTTTACCTGGTACCAACCAGCGGCATACCACGACTTGGATTTCTTGTCTTTGGTGTACAATGGCAGTTTGTGTTTCACGTCCCAGATAGGATTGTGTACTCTGCAACCTGCTGGAAATCCATGTACGTGGAATGTAGCAGGATCGCGACTGGGTTTGTTACCCACTGTTTCAAACTCAATTGATGCACGTTGTTTGATCATGTTAACGGTTTTGAACCGAGTAACCTCGTTGTTGATCTTGACTTGAAACCCATCATCCACTGCTTCAATATTGCCAACCTTGTGACCATCTTGTCTCAAGATCCAGTACTGTTTATCAACTACTGGTTTTGCTGTTATCATTTGCATGTTCCCCTTTGTATGTTTCATTTAGCCAGCGAGCATATTGTTCTGCTTGCTCACTGGCTTTGGTTAGTTCAAATTTGCCGCAAAATTTCATAAATCTTACGCCAACCTGACCAATGTCTTTGTGGCTGACTTGTTCACAAATGGCTGTGTCAACTTTGTCCCTGATCTCTTGCGGCTGTGCTGTTAGATCCACAAGAGTAACGTTGCGATTGTAATCGTCTAACACCCGATGTTCTTCACCGTTGTGATCTAACCACTTCTGCAACATGAGATTGTTCCAAGAGAATCCTTTTTTGTCACGATCTTCAAATGCTTCCTGGAGACCAACCTTATTCTTTGTTCCTTTAGTGCGTACTCCCGGATATGCAGAGAACACGTTGTCTGAGGTATCGCCTCGCATGCACTTCTCAAACAGTAGCCACTTGGGGTCAGGTACGGTTTTGACTTCTTTAGTTTTCTTATCAACAACTCGCACGCCTTTGTCATTGAATATGCCATTGAGTGTGTGATGTTCGTTTGTGATACCATTGTATTGGGTGACATTTGGTGCTAGTAACTGGATGAAGTCTGTGTCAGATGAAATAATAACATGTTCGTCTTGTGGATGCATGGCAATCCATCGGGCAATAACATCATCTGCTTCGGCATGTTCATGTCGGATAACACTACAATTAGTACCGTCACGCAAATATTTAGTCAGGTTATCATAGGATTCCCAGAACAACTTGTCCTCTTCTTGTTCAGTCTCGGACATTGCTGCTCGAGCTTCTGATCGATTTGCTTTGTAAGGCTTGTAAAAATCCTTACGCCAGCTTCGACCTTCTAGTGCGAAGATCACATGATCAGCTGGAAATTTTTTGTACACAAGATTGATAGAGCTCAGTGTAATGTGCAGTGCATAGCCTATTTTTTCCCACGCATCACTGGCCCTGTGTGCCGCGTGCCGGGCACGGAAAAACATGTTGGATGTATCAATCAGTAAGTAACGCATTTGTATCAATCAAAGAGTGTTGTATAGCGTATTGTAGCACAAACTCAGCCCAAAAGCAATGGGCATCTTGTCCAAAATGCCAACTTTGTGGGTTTACTGTGCTGAATCCAGATTCTCTTAAGGCCAAATCATATGTGATTGGACCATAAGGTTCTAGGTAACTTGTGCCCCAAGATTGAGTTTGAGTAATTCGATCAAACTTGTTGTTGCAGTTAAAAAACACATGCGGAATCTGTTTGGCATCTAAATCACAATGCAGTTTCCAAATACGATCATGCCAGAACTGTTGTCGTTCTGTCCAATTGACACCAATCACAAACTCTTTGTAACGTTGTTTTAGTTCATCTGGCACATGGTCTAATCCAGAGCTGCCTACCTGTAGATATTGGGAGTTGTGAGGCCATTCTTCTCTTTCCCAGGTGCTCCATCCAATCACAACAAATGCTGATTGCCATGGAGGCATTTGGTCTAACCATGCCCGTGTGGTACGTTCAATTCTGTAGTTGGATGCAGCAGACTCTGCATCACATACAAATTCACACTGTAGTTTTTTAGACAGTTGATTGCCCCAACTGACTTCTAGATTTGCAGGATGTGGGCATCTCCCCAGGTGATACAATTCCCCATCATCTTCTGCAAATGCATGAGGAGTTGCTGCTTCTGCACCGGCTGCATGACTATCTCCATTGACATAGAGTATCATGATATTTCACTACGGCCATCACCAATATCTTTTACCTGAGTCCAACGTCCCGGGGTAGCTCCAGACATGGCTTCTGTTTGTTCGTATGTTTCCATGACTACATGTCTGCAAATAGTTTGAAACCAACGATCTATAATTTCTGCATCAGTATCATCCTTCTTGATCATGTAGCCAGCACGAACTAGGTCTGCAATAAACTTGTCATTCCAATCTAGTTCAAAACTGCCTTGGTGCAAGTTTTTTGGATCAATGTCAAGCTTGACAATACTAACCCAAGGTTCGCCTTTGGCAGTGGCAATTTCTTTTTCAGTTTTTTCCGCTGACTTCTTGGGCTTGGGTGGTGCAGGCGGTGGTTCAGGTCTTGACACAATTGGCGCAGGATTTACTTTTGCATCTTTTCCAAACCAATTTTTAATTTTGTCTAACATTTTATTTCTTTCCTCTTAACATCCAAAATAAAAATTCCGACTTCTCTATATAGTAGTAGTCTTCTACTGGTGTACCAGGGCCTGTAATAACCCTAACACCCATATAGCATTGTTTACCCCACAGTGGCTTTCCGGATAGATAACACTTTCTTGGAAGCCAACATAACTTCAACTTCCAATTGTTGACTCGATATAGTCCCCACTCTTGCGCCCTGGGTTCTTGGTCCACCATATCGTCCAACGGCATCAAGTGCCCCATTCGTTTTTAAATAGTGGCACTTGAAGTCGATCACTGTAGCGCAATCCAAGGTTCATTGCATGAATAGCCACTGCCCGGTTGTTCAATGCATAAACACTTTCTACACCGCCCACAGGCATCAGGTACACATGTCCTGTAAATCCTGCTGCTCGAAACTCTTTCATGGCTTGCACAGCATCTGCAACATCTTGTTCTGTTGCCACAACAAATTTCAAGTATGCTGTGCCCACTTCTTCGTACTCGCACACAACATCAGGACAAATAGCATCAGACCATGACTCACCACTGCACGGAAGTTTAGCACTGACTGAGAATGTGATCTCACGCTTGTGTTTGGGCAATCCAGTCCATGTTGTTAGATAGTTCTTGAACTCTGCGGTTAGTTTCTGAGTACCATTGGTCTCAAACGTGATTTCTTTGAGTCCGGACATCTTGGCATGATCTAGCAAGTCTGGATACGCACGTTGCCATCCCAGCAGTGGCTCACCTCCTGTGATAACAAGATGCTCGTCATGCCAAGTGCGGTGTGGAATAATTTCCATAATGCGATCTACAATAGCATCGCTTGTGAGCATGGGACTAAGATCTTTAAAATCAGGATGCCAACTAGCGTAGCTGTCACAGCCTGTACTAACTAACGGTAGTTCATTGTACTCTTTAAATGGATGCATTGCATTCATAACAGCAATATTATCTGCCTCTTTGCTTAGTTCGCCCCGCGGCATACCGAAGCCCTTGCAAGAAAAATTGCAACCAAATGTACGCAAGAACACACTGGGCACACCCATGTATCTACCTTCGCCTTGTACACTATAAAACAATTCTGCTATTTTAATTTTACTCATATATGTTGGACCACTTTTTAAGTTTTTCTATCTTGGCTGCTTGTGCTGCATCAACACCAGCCTTTGTAATAATACCCTTTGATTGTAGCAGATCTACCATGACAAGTAAATCACCTATTTCACCTTCTAGGTGTTGTGCATTGGTAAGTGGCTTGCCTGGTTTGGCATTGTGCAATCCAAAACGATTGCACTTGCTCACAGCTTGAATAACTTCGGCACATTCCTCTTGCAGAATGTCCATAATCTCTTTTACTTTTTCGTTCATTTAAAATCCAATACAAGATGGCTACCATTGCGGAACCAACACTCAGCTTGAGTACTCCATTTGTCGTACAGCGCATCATCTACCAGTCTACAGTGTTCTTCTGGACTAGCACCAAATCCACCAACGGGGCAAGGATGATAGTCAACCCAGTTCACTGTGATAAAGCGACCCTGGAAGTCTTCAACAATTCTATCCCATACCCGATCAAATGCTGGTTCTGGAATGTGTTCTAAACTTTCTACCATAAGGATAGTGTCAAATGTTGACAAGTCCAATTGGTCAATCACTTGGTCAATAAACCCCACTAGAGGTTTAACACCTTTGAACAGATAGTTGTTGGCTGTTTCATCATACCAACGTTCTGCACCTGCGCCTGGCTCCACACTCACAACATCAATACCCATGTGATTGAGCACAGTGGCAACTTCACCACGCCCGCCACCAATTTCCAACACACGATTTGGTGTACGAGTGGTATGTTCTTTTAAAAACTGCATTTGCAAATCAACCAACCGATTCTCAATACTCTCAGCTTTGCCGTTTGCTTCTACTTCAAACACCGCTGGAAACGAATCCTTGAGTTGTTGCCATGTAATATTGTGAGCATACGCTAGGCCAGCAAGTGCATCTCCAAACTTGAGACTTTGACTACGCCAGCTGCGAATACCATCGGCACGAGTAAAGTATTTGAAGTCGTATAATTCAGTCATATGTCTGTGTTTTTCCATTGTTTCATAAGGCCTTTGGTATCACTGGCCAACATTTTGTCCCATACATTGATTTTACCAGTTGTAGCATCATGCCAGTGTGTTAATACTTTGCCAGTGGATTCTAGATATTCTGCAAGTTTGTGTGCTTCAAGAACTCTTGCATCTCGCGTGGCTTTGTAGTTGAAGTCGCGAGGATCTTTGGGATTACCTTCGAAGATTTGTCGTTCCACAAATGTAGAGTCATTGTTTTCACCTGTTAGATCAAAGCGTTCGTGTGCTACCATCACAGGCACAGTGGTCACAATGTCCAACATCCAGGCAATTTGGCTTACCCATGCATCGTTCAGTTGATGCAGACTGATATGGCCAATTAACTCAACCCATTTTCGTGGAATGATGGGAAAGATTGCATAAGGATGACCGTTGGTTGTTTCTGTACGGATCAGAGTGAACTCATTGTCGTGAGCCATGCAAATGGTGTCCCAACCGGGTGTTTCCATAGCAGCGTCATCGTTGTAGAAAAAGATCCAACGTCCTGTGCTGTGTGTATACAGTTCGTTGAGATACTGATTGAGCTTTTGATACCCAAGGCGCCGAAACTTGACCACAGTGTAGATCACTTCCTTGTGATCAAGGTAAGGTGCAATGTTATCCAGGAAATATTGCAATGTGTCTTGGTCGTCATCATCAAATCCCAACAACAACTCAATGCGTTCAGGATGATCAGCACGATCAAACAGTGTTTTGAGACTGCGTTCCAGTGCTTGTTTCCGTTTGCGTGTGGGCAATAAAATACTAATAGTTGGCGTCATTCTTCAATTCCGAAATGTTCTCGATACAATGGCAGCAACCGTTCAATAGCAGTGATTGACAATTCTTTTGAATTCAATTTCTGACATTCTTTCACAATCAACAGGGCGAATTTTTCTTTATCAAAGATCCACCCTTCGCCACTGTTAGATGTTGGTTCAATACGAGTAGTAGCCTGCTCCATAAGTTTTTGAATTCGTTCGTTCATTCTTCAACTCCGAAAAGTTTTTTAAAACCCAATTGGGTGAGCATGTTGTTAGCATGTTCATATTCATCAATATATTGACCTGTTCGGAGATATTCTCCGTGCTTGATTCTATAGTTGCGGACACACTCTTGAACAATCAACTCGGCGAACTTTTCCATAATCCAGTATTCTGTTTCATCAGACAAATTTAATTTATAAATTCCAGCCTGTTCAGCAAGTTCTTTAATACGTTGGTTCATGCAAATAAATCCTCGTTCCATTCACGATGGCCTTCACGATAGGCCATGTTGCTTTGTGTCTCACGCACTTCTACACGATAGCACCATAAGCGTTCTGCTTCACCTGGACCCCATAATTCAGGGATATAAACACCATTGACATACTTGTAGAGCATATCGCTAAGTCCTTCACAACCCAATCGAGGTAGTATTGTGAGTTTAGCCATCTTCTTTTCTTGTAGTAGTTTGTATGTTTCAAGTTCCGGGTCATCGGCGCTGACCAAAAGTGTATGGTCAAATTGACTCTCAAGAATCTTTTTCAATTCTTTCAATCCACCATAGTCAGCCGCCCAATTGCGAACATCTAAGTTGTCAGTACCAAAGTAAAACTTCATGTTGAAGCTGTAGCCGTGGATTAGATTGCAGTGTGAATCGGCTCGCCATTGGCGATAAGCACAAGGGAATGAGTCGTGATATTCTTTGGTGCTTGTGTACTTGTATTGTACAGGTTGTAGTGTTGCCATGTTGTTCTCCTATGTCATTATAGCATAGGCAGCAGAGTTTGTATAGCGGGAATGATGCCAAAGGCCGCTGTAGTACTTATCGTGGTGCAAACTCTTGTTGCAGTTTGATATTGTCAAAAAATTCTTTCTTCACACTAGGATCTCCCTTGAACGCACCGTGCAACACAGTGGTTTGTGTCAGACTAGAGTGTGCCATAATACCTCGATTCTCACAGCATCCATGAATCGCCTGTATGTACACTGCTACGTTTTCCGACTCAGTAGCTCGGCTAATCTCTCTGGCTATGTCGTTGCAGAGTTCTTCCTGTAAAGTACCACGACGAGCGCACCACTGAGCAATACGAGTGTACTTAGACAAACCAATGAGCTT